AAGAACCTCGAGTATCTGAAAAAGTTGAATCTGAAGGGAAGACTTCCCCAAGAAAAAGACCTCGATCAAGACCAGAAAAAGAAAAAGAACCTGAAGAAACAGAAGAAGAAGAAGTTGAATCTGAATTGGAAGAAAGAAGAAAAGAACTAACCAGTCTTCGTGTAGTTGAATTGAAGAATATATTGAGAAAACTTAACTTGAAAGTCTCAGGTAGAAAAACAGAATTGATAGATCGTATATTAAAAGCTGAATTTCCTTGAATAATTATCCAATTAGATTTTATATATTATAATGTATATAATATATAATAATGTAAAAATGTTTTTAATTCCTCAAAAATGGGTAAAAGTTACCTGCACCGGAAAGCAAGTATCTTACTCTTAGATAAATGAGACGACTTTTAGGGTCTAAAGCTTTATTCAATTCCTCTTCATTTAGCCAAACTACATCACAAACTTCTGGATCGGGTTCTTTTTTTAATCTGACGTGAAATAGTTCATTTTTATCTTTAGGATCTGCATCTGTGCGGTAAAATATAATCATCATTTCCTTATTATAAACCACAATAGATTTTTCAACATCTTTGACAGTTAATTCCCCAAATATACCTAGTGATTCTTCTTTAAATTCACGTAAAGCACCCACCACAGCTGTTTTGTCTTTTTTGTAAGATATCCCTCCTCCAAAATCCGTAAGCTCGAAATTTTGTATCTAAACCAAAAGCAAATAAGATTTTATGATCGTTTACGATGTAAGGTATTACCCCTGCTCTCTGTGGTTGGTATTTGGACCAGTTTATATGTTCTATTATTCCTCTAAAGGTATGAGCTGACCTTTTTTTCCTTACTGCATCTCCCCTTAGTAGCATATTTTCATCTTGTCTTAATGATTTTATATGTTTCATAGAAACGGATCATCTTTAAATAGATTATAATTATAAATATAATCTATTTTTATAAGTATCAGAGAATTGACGTATATATCTGTAAAATCAAATAATTATTCTATTTCTGTTGATAACTTGGCTATTTTTTCTATGATATATGAAGTCAACCATACATAATTAGAATCTATACGTTCTATTATCTTTTCTATTTTCCATCTAAAAGAAAATAAAAAATTCTCTATGCTTTCGTTGTCAGACTTGGGTAAAATGGATAACACGCTTTTCCGAAAATCTATTTCTTTAAACCAATTTTTAATGAATCTTTCTGAGGGATCCACCGTGCATTCTCCAAGGTATGTCTTTGGCTCATTAAAACTATAAATTTCTCCTGTAGAGGACCGAAAAACGAATGAACTATTCTTGGAATGAGGAACTGAAAATAAAAATCGAAATGAAATCAAACGTTGCATCTTTACTTTGTCTAATTTATCTATCTGTGATTTAGATAACTTGTTTAAACTCCAGTCTGAAAGTCGATTATGGTATATTATGTACATACGACCGCCTATTTTAATCCGATGTGTTCCAATTTTGGGAAGATCAAAACAAGCTTTTAATTCGTCTAAAATGCAAGGAATAGATGTATCTCGAGGACATTTGAAACAACCTGCTGCTCGAAACGTCTTGGTTTCTACTGTTCTCAATATTAAACCTCTATTTGTTGCGATTTTAGTTCCAAGAATTGAACTTGGGTATTCACCCAAGAAACTACCATCCCATGTCAAAGTTTTTCTTGTTATTGTGGATTGTTTAGACATTCTAGTGGGAGAAAAAATAATAGGTAAATTAGATATTTTACACATCATTGTTACTTCGACCATAATAATATTAATATATCAGTTATATATTAATATATCAGTTTATTCCTCTGTTTTGCCTTTGAGTTTGATTTTTTCTAAAATTCTTTGAGCAACACCTGCTTTTCGTAAATCAGCGGTAGAAATTCCAAGTTGCTTAGCAAATCCTTTCAGCTCAGGAAGGGAATAACCACCTTTGGGAAAGATAATACTGTCTTCCAATTTGTCCACTTCTATTTTGTTTAGTATCTCCAAGACTTTTTCTTGTCTTAGATGTTCAGGTGATACAGCAATCACCCTTTTCGCTTCAGGTATAGGACTAATTTTCGAGGGAATATTAGGTAGAATGACTCTATTGATATCTCCTATTTTTGTCTCTTTTTGAGTTTTAATAGCCTCTTTTAAACCTTGCCATTTTCCAAAAATACTAGGTGGTGCAAATTTAACATCGTGTTCTTCTATTGGCTCAAAGATCAATCCTGGCAATTCAGGCAAACCTTCTTCGGTACTCATTTCCAATGATTCTTCATGTTCAGGGGAAGAAAAGATCACTGGAAGATTTATATATTGTAATGATTCAATCATTTTGTTTGAGTTAAAAAAAACTGAAAAGTATTTGTCTATTGAAAGATTAATAGTTGACTTTAAAAAAAGAAATTGTTTAAATATCAGTTTTTAAAGAAATGGAACTCCTGCAAGATTTTTTTGAAAATGTTGCTGAGAAGGAAATAACCACAGAACAATTAAGAGAGATTATAGATCTCAAATATCCAGATAGAAGTCCAGTTTTTAATGTTAAAGATCCGAATACTATGATTGAAATTCTTTCCATGTTTAAAGATATTGAATATGAAGATGTAATGGAGTTCTTACATGCAATAACTCTTCCAACTGAAGAAACAAGAAATGAATCATATCTTGTTTTGGAATCACCTTTGTTAGTTGATGCACGAAAAAGTGTCAAATACAAGAGAGAGATTCTTTCTCGTGATCCACCTGGTGCCAAAAGTATCGCTGGAAAATGTTATCGATGTGGTTTTGATCAACTTTTAATGACATCTGTTCAAACTAGGAGTGGTGATGAGGGAATTACCAATATTTACTTTTGTCCCAATTGCAGAAATACATGGAGAAGCTAAACTTTGGACAAATTATATAACATATTATATAATTTTTATTCAGATACTATCTGATATAGATATGCTTTCATTTTTTGTAATTGAAGTCTTAAAAAAAATGAAAAATATAATATTCATATTTATTTCCAAGAACAAAACATAAGTGTCTAATTAAAATTATGGAATTAGATAGATTATCCATTGTTCAACGAGCGCCTACTGAAAATCAGATCAATGATGTATTAAACTATGTTCAGAATAAAATGGAAAACCTTTTTATAGATGATTGGAATAAAGAGAGGGATGAAGCATTACTGCAAGCAGAAAGACAAGGTATTGATCCTCCTGAAGAAAAAGATATTCCTGATCGAATCAATATGACTATTGATCGGACTAATGAGATTCTTTTTGAGTTTTCTTCTCTTCCTTATTTTTGGAAAGTCGAAGATCCAACGCAAATAACTTTTGGGCTAGACAAAGTCCAATAGATGATTGATGTGTTACAATTTCATGAAAAAGTGATGGATGATGCTATGGCAGATCTTCAGGTTGCTACTTTTCAACTTTTTTTCAAATTAAATTTTGAACAATCAGAGAGAGTTTATCCTATTTTCAAAGGATTAAATTCAGCCAATAACTTTGTTATGGAATCCAGAAAAGAAGGATTGACTTCTGAAACAGCGACCCAAGATAACATTTTCTCCTTTATTCGTTCCGCTAATCTACCTAAAAGATCTAAACTTCCTACGGATAATATAATTGAGTACACAAAAGGTCTCTTGTATCGTTTTCTTTTAGAAAGAATTGGAAGTTTTAACTTTCCATCTCATGAAGAGAAAGATTTTCCACCAGTTAAGATGTCAAAAAGGTTTCTTGAAACAATGATTCCTTCAGAATTGTTGATTGATCTTCAGATTCTTTCAGAAGAACCCACTGAAAAAGATACCATACCTTATCTTACTAAATTTGAAAAGGCACGGTTGATAGGTCAAAGAGCAACAGAGATTTCTATGGGTGCACCACCTATGACTGATGTAGGTGATCTTACAGACGCTATTCTTATTGCAGAAAAAGAACTCAGAGAACAAGTCATACCTTCAAAAATTTGTCGTAGATTTCCTGATGGTTCTACCCAAATATGGTGTGCTTCCTCTCTTGCTTCTCGTCGCGACGATTTCTATGAATTTATCAAAGAATCATTGGATGAAATCACAATAGAAGACCTGTACGATGTTGCTATAGCTCATGGTTATGGAGTTGAAGCCAAAAATATATTATTGGATCTTTTAACTTCAGAATTTGGAGAAGAGTTTAAGCAAGACATCTCAGAAGTGAGTTTTCTATCACCAAAAGAACAACAATTATTTATTGAGGACGTGAATGATATTCTCATTGCTGCTGGTGTTTCAGATATTGATAAGCAAGAGCCTCTTCATATTCTGGGTCTTCTTCTTCCTTTAATAAAGACAGATCGTCGGCTTCAAAAGCTTCTAGCTAAAGATTTTGCCTCAAGTTTCTTTGATCAGTTCAAAAATGTTAAGTGGGTTAATATTACTGGAAATGCTCAAACCAATCCTGAGGATATTCCTAGACATCTCACAGAAGATGAGATAGAGGATATATTATCTATTGTTCCTCAAATTCTTTCAGCTACAAAACAGAATTCCAAAGAAGCTCGAAATTCTATGATTGATAGGATTCGATTGGAATTGAAGGAATTGGAACTCTGTCCAAGCGCTATACCAGAACTCAAACAAAAAATTCGTTTGACATTTATGAAATCCCGCATCGATCCAGGATCAGCTGTAGGTATTAACGCGGCTGACTCTTTAGGTGAACAGATATCTCAGATGACTTTGAATGCTTTCCACATAGCTGGAGCTGTTCAGAACATGAGTTCTGGTATTCAAGCCCTTTCTGAGCTCATTAAAGCTCAAAAATATCGAAAATTCCCCAATTGTAAAATCGTCTTTAAAGATCGTTTATCTTTTGAGGAAATTTTGGATAAAGAAGCTTCTATTGTGGAAACTACAGTGGCAGATTTATTTGAAGAATGGATCGTGGATAGTCCAGAGAAGTTGGATAAATATTGGTGGCATCAATATTTTGAACTTCCTCCTCCTGATCCAAAAATAAAGGTACTTCGTCTATTTATGGATCCTATCAAGATGGTAGAAAGAAAAGTCACTATGAAAGATGTGGTAGAAGCTTTGAAGAAAGGTCAAGGGAAAGAAGGAATTCCTTCTTCATCTATGTATTTTGCTCATAGTTCCACCGCAGAAGGTATTTTGGATATATACCCAAATCCCAAAATTATCAAAGACCCTGTTCTTAGACTTAGAAAGGAAATCAAAAAGGGCACTTCTACTGGGACCTCTTATCGTGAAGAATTTAGCATTGACGTTTTTATTGACAACATTGTCATGCCAAATCTGAGCAACATATTCATTAAAGGTGTTCCACACATTAAAGAGATTTATCCAATCAAATCACCTGTTTGGAAAATTGTTGCCAATGAAAGAAAGGAACAATTATTCGAAAAAGAAGCAATACCTGAAATCAAAGAAGAAGATATACAAGAAACCTATTGGATTATAGACTTTGATCAAAATATACTTAGCGTATCAGTCGTTAGACCTGAACATCTTTATGATTTTTTAGATGTTTTGGGCTACGATATTGTACATACAAATAAGAATTATGCAGTTGTCCGTTACAAAGGTGAAGATGGTAAACCTTCTGCGGCTTTAGCAGAGAAAAAGCCATCTGATGTAAAAACTATTGAGGTAAATAAAGCCAAACAAGTAAAAAAGAATTGGACAGCTGAAAAAATTAAGAAAAAGAAGGAAGGAATTACAGTAGATGAAGATGGAAGATGGAAACAAATTTTAGATTTGGAAAATTACCACTTCTTAATTACCAAAGGTTCTTATTTGATTGGATTGATGGAAAAAGAAGAGATAAACCCCTACTATACTTACTGTAATAATATCCATGTGGTATCCCTTTCGCTAGGAATAGAAGCAGCAAGACAGTTCTTTATTAAAGAATTATATGACACTTTTACCACTTATGGTGGTTATGTGAATCCCAGAAATATCTTGCTTTTGGCTGACTTTCTCTTTTCCCAAGGATCTTTCTTGGGAACCAATTATACAGGAATGGCATCTGGAACAACAGGATACTTTTCATTGGCTACATTTGAAAAATCCTTACAAACTCTTGAAAAAGGAGCTGTCTTTGCTGAAGAAGAATCCTTAGAAGGTGTTTCAGCTGCTATAGCAGTTGGAAAACCCATCACTATCGGTACAGGATTCTTCAATGTTATATCTACACCATTAACTAAAACAATAAAAGAGAAAGAATTTGAAGATGTAGAATTGGACGATGACACACAAAAGTTGTCCATTGCCTTTGATGGAGATGCTTGTCCATTTGATTTTGGAAATGAATTTGACCCTGTGGCTCAACGCAATGCCTTTCAAGGTGCCAAGACAGTCACTCCTCCAGAAAGAGGAGCTGAAGAAAAAGTAAATATTCCCCAATTATCAACAGGAGGAATAAAATGCCCCACTACACTCGTTACTTCGAGACCTTCTGAAATGTTGGAAGAAATTATGGATGAAACAGTTATTGGACCCGAGCCCAAAGAAACAATCGAAAAAGAACTGTCAGTAGAACAAATCACAATTCCCAGTAAAATCAAACAACGACCACTTACAGTAAAACCATTTCCTGAAAAAGAAACAATACCCACACTTACAAAATCCCAAGTAATAGAACTTGAAGAATTAGAAATAGAAGAAATTGCAGAATTGGAGATTGATAATGATATCCCATCAGTCAAATTCAAGCATCTTCCAGTAATTTTTGTCCCAAATAATAGCTAAGACGATCATCAATAAAAATTATACCTAATTATATATATTATCTATTAATATATATATTATCTATTAATATATATATCTATGATTCAAATTGCATTATTTCTCTTTTATTCTTCATCTCGTAATGTTTTACAATAGTGGATACTAATTCATCCAGTTGATCAGTAGTAAATAGATATAAAGTAGAACGTACAGCTTCCACAATATCATCAAATTCATCCTCTCTGAAAAAAAATTGTACCACTTATCTTGGTTTACTTTTCTCTTTACACAATCTTCCCTCTTCATTTCAGTTCAGCTTTTGACTTCTTTAGTTATATTTTTCTTTTTTTGGGTATCTTCCAATAGGTTGAATTCGCTTTCTATCTCGGATGTAGTTACATCTGTTTCTGAAGCAGATTCAGATATATGAACTGTACTTACTGGGTCTGACGATCCAACAACAAAAAATAAAAGAATAGCAGCAAAAATAAACAAAAACGCCAAAGCACCAAACACATAAAGAAAAGTTATTCCATCATCTAACGGCTCTGCCTCATTTCTAGCCCAGTCCGTCGTTTGATCAAAAGAATACTTAAATTCCGTCACAGGTTGTTTGGAATCTGATTTTTCACTCATGTTTAATTTGTGATGTATGTTTGTTCTTTAAAGATATTTCTATATCTACTAAACATAAAACTTAATGCCATCTAAATTTGCTTTTTTTGAATAAATACTATTAATTTAAGACACTAACATAGTTATATCATTGAAAGCATTTTAATATATAAAAGGTAATTGCTGCTGTAATTTGGCTTAGCGGAAAACATAATGGTTGTTGTTCTTTTTTTTCCAACATCAAGTTTACTACTAAAGTTAAAAAACATTTTTTTAACTTATAAGAATTTCGCAATATCCATTATGCTCAGCTTTCAACTTGATTCATTAATTAATTAATCCTGATACATTGAGGACAGTACCAGTTATATACTGTTATTTTATCACTCTTATATTCTATTTTCTTATATGTTTTACTGCTTGCTGTTATTGGTATCAAATACTCACATTGTGAACATTTAACCTTTCTCTTGTCTTCAATGATCTCTATAATACCTGGAGGTAATATTCTTTCATCATATGCAATGTTATTTTTAACAACTTGTGAAAGA